TAACAATTGGACAGTATGGCACTGGATATACAGCAAATACTATCCTTGGTCTTTATGGACAAAGAACAGCAACAACAACTTTGTCTACTGCAGATGTTCAGATCATAATTGATGATACATCAAATGTTCTTGTAAATTCAACGGTAACTGGAACTGGAATTGCGGCAGGGACTACAGTTAGTTCTATTATTGATGCTACTACATTAGAATTATCAGCAAACCCAGAAACTGATGGTGCATCCACAATTACTATTGTTCCTCCATATGGTGGTGGTTCTGGATTTAGATATACTATTTCGGCAACAAATGCTGTTTCAATTGTATCGATTGTCGATGGTGGCAATGGATATGCAGCTGGGGACACTCTTGCTGTAAATGATGCTAGTTTAACAATACCAACTCCATACACAGTATCAGATCTTACTGTACAGAGGATTACATTTGTAGAAACTATTCCTACTGGAACATTTTCTATTGGAGATACACTAGAACTTTCATCATTAGATGGAACTCAATTTCCAATTAAGGAAATTGCCACTTCTGGTGGAAATATTGCTTCGGTAGTTTTACAAGATGGAAATTTTTCAGCTACAGAACTTGTAGTGTTAAATGGAGTTGCAACTCCAGTTTACACTGTCAATACCGTCACAACTGAGAATAGAGCGGGAATTGATCTTGGTGATGGCAATGGAGTGCAATATACTCCAAATTTAACTCTATACGAAGGCGGATCTTATAAATTTACATATTCTTCAGCTAATCCGTTTGCTTTAAGTCAAACTATTGATGGACCAACCGAGTATCTTCCATCTGGAGTTACTAGAGATGCAGAAAATAATACTTTAACTGTAGTTGTATCTGATGCTTTTCCATCAACTCTGTATTATTTCAGCACGGGAAATCCAAGTTATGGAGGAACTTCTTCCATAACCATCAATCCAAATAATCCAAATCCACCAGGATCTGGATTTCAATTACTAGTAAATAGTGTTACTATTTTAGATAGTGTTGCTCTTGATATTATTGATGGTAGTGTAACTGCATTAGATACAGTCACAACAAATCTAACAGCAACAACTGGAACCGTATCCACACTTACTTCCACAAATGGTGACATCAGTGCCCTTAAAATTGCGACATTAACAGATAGAGGTGCTGGAATTGCAGTCACAACTGGAGGAACTACTAATTTTACAGTAACTCCTGGTAATAATTTTAATGTTGGAACAGCACTTTCCGTTCAAGCATCAACTGGTAATTTAACCACCAGTGGAGTATTGAAGTCAACTGGTTCGTTTAACTCTAACGACCAACTTACTATTACTAATAACACAGTTGCATCTCTAGGAACTTCGGATGTTGTTCTTGCTCCGATAGCAAACACTAATGCTAAAGTTAGTGGCACGATGTCACTAATTATTCCATCTGGAGATATTAGTCAAAGACCTCAAGGAGCAAAAGCAGAAAGTGGTTCAATTAGATTTAACACTGAAACGCAGCAGTATGAAGGATATAATGGTATTGCTGCAGCATGGTCATCTCTCGGTGGTGTAAGAGACGTTGATGGTAACACATATATTCTTGCTGAAGAATTTACTGGTGCAAATGATAATACTTTCTGGTTCTATAATGGAGGAACCAATAGTCTAACCATCAGTCAATCAACAATTAATTTAAAGTCTGCAAATAAGTTTAAGTCTACAGATGTATCGTCATACACACCATGGGCAGCAAACACATACTATGGTCTTGGAGAGTTGTTATATCAAGATCTCAATGTATATGAAGTAACTGTTGCTGGTCTGTCAGATGCAATTGCTCCATCACACGAAACTGGCGCGGTAACTGCTAATGGAGGCACACCAACCATTGCTGGTGCTATTGCAGATTTTACTGTTTCAACTCCATCTGGAAATAATGCTGCAGGAACATATAGTTATGATGATACTTATGGTTCTGCACAATTTGAAATTATATTTCAACTTGGAACAGTTGAAGTAAATCTTCTAAGTCAAGGATCTGGTGGTTATTCTACTAGTGGGGGAGGAGTAGATAATGTTATTACTATTCTTGGTTCTCTTATTGGAGGAACTGATGGAGTTGATGATCTAACGATTACAATTACCGAAATTGCTGTAGCTCTAGAACTAACTTGGTATGGAACTACAGCAGGAAACATTGAATTTGAAGATGTCAATGAAGTGATCTTCACAGACAGCACAATCCATGTATCTAATACTATCTCTGGAAGAGACTTGTTGATAACTGGCGAAGAGATGGAGGCTGATGGAAACCTTTCCATTAAAATTCCAGATGGATCCAATCTAGTTGTAACAGCAACAGGATCTCTCGCAATTCCAGTTGGTGATAATTTACAAAGAGGAACTCCTGCGCCAGGATCTATTAGATTTAATAATGAAATTAACCAGTATGAAGGATACAATGCTGCTGCTTCAAACTGGTCTTCTCTTGGTGGAGTAAGAGACGTTGATGGCAATACTTATATTATTCCAGAATCTAGTGCTGGTGCTAATGAAAATATTCTATATTTCTACAATAACGACGACAACACTTTACAGGTAACACAAACAGAAGTACGGTTTGAAACTATTGATACGATTGTTTCCTCAAGCAATGCTTTAAACATTAATGTTGAGAATATTACTTTCAATAACTTACATTCTGGAATTGATGTATCTAATGATACAACTACTCTTGTATATTCGTCGGTAAATAATTTAGACCTTGGTCTCAGCACTGGTCTAACTATTGACACAGTGTTAAGACTGACTGATGCTGGCGAAATTTTCTTAAATAAAGGATATGGAACTGGAGTTTTTGAGGGGGTCAAATTTATTGATGCCTTCCTAAAAACTTTTGAATTAGATGACGTTCAAATCAAGACAGATGACGTAATTCTAACCAAAGGAACTACTGATACTGGAACTGTTATTTTGTATGATCCAGTAGAAGCAAAGAGTTCAAAAGTTATTGTAACAGCATATAACACAACAACAGAAGACATTCACACAGAAGAAATTAATGTAATTGTAAAAGGAAGTGACCTATATACTGTTGAATATGGAACAAACAAAACTGCAAATCTTTTTGCTGCTGTAGTAGATCTTAATGCCACTGGAAAAGTTCGTTTGTCTTTAGCATTAGATAGTGGTATTGCTACTGGTGAAATTGTTAACATCACCGTAGTCAGAACTAACGTAAAAAAATAGAGTAACCTAACATGGCTTTAACAAACAATCCGCTAGATTCGGGGCATGGATTTTCTATAGGATATACGCCAGTTATATCTGCTGAGAGAGATCTACAGAATATCAATAGTTTGTCAATTCAAAATTCAAACTACACTGATGCTATTAAAAATGATTATATTGTCAGAGGTGTAAATACTGGGTTTATGACCTTAGATGGAAGTAATTTGATCGATCTTCCTAGTAATACAATTAATTTTATCAACTCAAAAATTATTGGTATTAACACAACTGGTTCTGCCTATTACTCCGTAAAATTTGAAACTGTTGTTACAGTAGATGCAACTGGTGATGTTACTTCTAGATCAAATATTAAGAGCATCATTTCCGATAATGTTCCTTCAGATCAGACTTGGGCAGTAGAAGAATACGATGGTGGTGCAAATAACAAATATAGTTACGCAACTACCAGATCTGGCGCTGCAGATAATGCAAAGTGGATTGGATATATACAAGTCATAACTTGCAGTTTATGATTTAATCTCGTAATAAATAGAACGAGGGATACAATAAAATCTTGGAGTTTCCAGTAAGATGAGTTTAGAATTTAATGCCGACAAGCAGGAGCTTAGGTCTTCAAATCTAAAAATTGCTAGTTCAGATGACTTGACAGTCCGTTCTGGTGCTGGAACAGATGAAAAGGAAATTATGCGTTTCCTTATTGATCCTACTAGTAAACTGCCTAGAGTTGGTGTTAATAGAACTGGTAGAAGACTAGAATCAATTGCTGTTGATACCACGGGTAGCGGATATACTTCTGTCCCAGATGTAATTATCTCCGCTCCAGATGATACTATTCTTGGCGTTCAAGCAACAGCAACTGCTAATGTTTTGGGAGAAGCAGTAAGTAGCATTTCTGTTGACAATCCTGGTTTTGGTTATTCTACTCCACCAACAATTACAGTATCTGGTGGAGGTGGCGTTGGTGCTTCTGCAACTGCGTTTTTGGACAGCGTAGATTATGAACTCGACGTTAACGGTGCTATTAGAACATCTACGTCTATCATTTCTGATACTGCAAGAATTTTAAACCTTGATATTGAAAACTTTGTTACTCCAGATATTAACTTTAGAGCTCCCGACCTAAAGATTTACTCCAATGCTGCTGGAAGTATTTGGGAAGCCTCAACAACTTACCCCGAAGATACGTATCTATATTTTGGAGATAATGTATATCGTGTAGAAAATACTGGTAGAACAGGAACCAATGCTCCACTATTCAAAGATGGATCGGATATTAATGGAGAAGTAACTCTAAAGCATATTGGTTATAGAGTTGATGATCAGGAAAAACCATTCTATGGTCAAACCGTCTATCCAAGATCAGTAACTCCTCCTCTTGGTGATAGATCAGATAGAATTGCTACCACGGAATACGTCCTCAACCTAGCAACAAATGACGTTGGTGGTCGTGTTTATGTTTCACAAGAAATTGGAGATGATGTAAACACTGGTCGATCTGCTGCTACTCCAGTAAGAACTATCAAGAGAGCATGTCAGATTGCTACAGAAACTATCGGTGTAAAAGAAACTGTTATTATTTCTGGTGGTGATTATTCAGAAGATAACCCAATTTCAATTCCACCTGATTGTTCGGTTGTTGGTGATAACCTACGTCTGGTAATTATCAGACCAAAAAATCCTCGCAAACACATGTTCAAGTTTGCGGATAAAAACTATATTAGTGGAATTGTCTTTAGAGATAAATTAGATTCAGCAGGAAGAGCGGACGAAACGTGGGATTTCGCTGTTGCTTTTGACGATAAGCAAAGACTTTACTACGAGCCAACTGCTGGTGGAGATTTCCTAAGAAACTTCCCAATCGGTCACCAAATTTTTGGTAAGCAAAAGTTTAGAATTACGTTCCAGGATCATACTGGTATTGAAGTTGTTGGAGGAGAACCAGTTAGTTCTTTCTTGACAATTGGGGCAACAATTCAGGGTGTTAACAGTAGTGCGATTGGTACTGTAATCGGTATTACATACGATTCTACAGAAGCACCCGATGGATATACAACAGGTACTGTCGATATTGAAGTTGTCAGTGGAGCATTCAACTTTGCTGATATTTACCAATATGATGTTGGAACAGATCCAAACATCACAACATATGAATTTGTTTCAAATGACCTAAAATCTATTCGTGCTGAAGGTGAAGTTGTATTCCACGGAACAGAACCAGGAATTCCAATTTCAATTACCAGAATTGATGGTTCTCTACAGGGAACATTTACTGGGGGTTTTGGTGGAGATGATGATCTTGGTGGTATTGTATTCTACACTAACCCAATTACTGGCAGAGACAACACCCACGATTTTAAAGAAGGATCTGAAGTTCTTATCACTGGTTTGATAGGAAATCTAGCAGAACTAAACGGTGTCCAAAGAATTTATAAAGTTATTGAAGATGCTGATGGTCGTGCAAGAAGATTTGTAATTCCAAAGAAACTTCCATCATTTACGGATGATAACTTTGTTCCAGTTGCTGTAAATGTTAGAGGTTATTCTAACTACGTTTTAGTATCACTTCTAAACTCACCAAACAATTTTGAACCAACTCCATCACTTGGAAGAAGATGGCAAGATGCTACAAACTTAATTAAGAATAACGTTGAGTTTATTAAGGACGAAACTTATCTAAAAGTAACTGATGAGTTTGACGGTGTAAACTTCACGACATTTACCCAACCAGATCCAAATAAGTGTCGTAGAGACATTGGACACTTTGTATATTCCATCGTTCAGGATTTGCAATTTGGCAGCAACTTTAATGTTATTGAAGCTGCAAACCGTTATGTCTCAGGAACACAAATTGGATACATTGGTAACGAAATTACAGAAACTGTAAGAGCATTTGAAATCGCAAAAGATTTGTGTAAACTTGCTGTAAGAAACTGGCACACTGGTTCTGGTTTATATTCAGAACCACAATATACCCCAGAATATTCGGCACTTTCGTATTACACAGACACTTCTGTAATTGAGGACAGCACATTCACACCAGGACCATCTGCTACCTGTGCAGATGTTGTTGCTGCCATTGATACTCTCGGTTATTTGTTCATTGATGTTATCACTAATAACGCTGCTGATAGGTATCTAGATGCAGCTGAGTTGATTGCTAGAAATGAAGAGTTAATTCTCGAAGAAACAATTGGCGCAGTATCTACACAATATCCAGATTTCTATATTCCAGATGATAATGTTGATACAGATGGATTTAGATTTAAGGATGCTAGAAATTTAATTTATGCTAACCAAGATGAAATTGTAGATAGAGCACTGGTAGAGATTGGTGTTCAATATCCAGATTTCTTCTTCCCTGCTGATCCATCGTCAGAATCTACATACAGATTTTCTGATGCATATCGATTAATTCAACAAAACAAAGATATTATCGCAGAAACTGCACTAGCATCTATTGAAACAAATCACACATCATTTACGTATCCTGGTGCTGATGCAGCAGAACAGACTGCGAATAAAGTAAAATGTCGTAGAGATATTGGACACTTCATCGATGCTGTTTCTCTTGATATTGCTCTCGCTAGTGGAAACAAATATACAAGACAATTTGTTCTTCAATATTTTGATGGTGGATCTCCAATCAGTAATGGTCTTGTAGGAGAAGAGGCGCAGTCAAACACTGCATTCTCAATTGCTGCTGAAGTAATGAATGCAGCTCTGACAAACACTTTGTCTGGATCTTCAACATTCACAAATGCAACATATGCAACCACTTCTCAAACAGCGGTTCTCTCATCTCCATTTAATGGAGTTTGGTTGAGCGGAGATGTAGTTTCTAGCAAAACTCCTGTTACTGATTTAACTCTTACAGCAGATGTTGCAACTGGATCCAATACAGATCCAGCATCTTGTGCAAACGTTCAGGCAGCAATTGATAACCTAACAACTATTGTTACCGATGCTATTACTGCTGGAAATGTCACTTCTCTGCCAGCAGAGACTGCACCATCATATCTAGCAGGCGAATCTAAGTGCCGTAGAGATATCGGATATATTGTAAAAGCAGTTGCTAATGATCTTTACAACGGCGGAAACTCAAATATCATTCTCGCAACTAAGTATTACTTTGATGCTAACGGTAATCCAATCAATAATGGATTGGTTGGTGAAGAAGCACAATCTGTAATAGCATTTAACGAAGCTGCTGTTCAAATGAAGAAGGCAGTAACAAATCAACTTTATGTTAAGGACCTAACTCTTACTGTTGATCCATCAACTGGAGACAACACAGACCCAACATCATGCGCTAACGTTCGCACAGCAATTGATACCTTGGTTGGTATTATAACAGATGCAGTCACTAATGGAACGTTAGCAAATCTACCATCCACAAATCTTGGAGATTATGTAGTAGGTGAGAATGTCTGTAAGAGAGATATTGGTTACATTCTCCAATCTCTAAGAAGAGACATGGTTCTGGGTGGTAACTCTGGTATGGTTACCTCTGCTGAAGCATATTTCACTGGAGGAGTTCTTACTGGCATTTCTCAACCAGAACTTCCTGTTACAAGATATGCCTTTGAGAAGGTAAGAGATCTTTGTATTCTTGCAGTAAGAAACTGGCATACTGGAACTGGTGCATACTCAGAACCAGTATACCAACCACTGTATTCTATCTTACCTCTGTATACAGATTCAACTGTCACTGAAGATACAACTACACCAACTTGTGCTGATGTTGTCTCAACCATCACAACATCTTTCCAAACATTAGATGATATTCTTGCAGGTGGAGTTCCACCTGCAAAAACTTACGGAACTCTATACAATACAGATTCCATTTTAAACGTTCCAGAACTTTCAATGTATGATATTGACCAAAAACGTGTCAATATTTTATCAACATATATGGATCTTCCTATTATTGAAGCATCTCCATATATTCAAAACGCTTCTGTTATTTCCTTTAAAGGTGGTGGTGGTTGCGAAATCGATGGTAGTAAGGTTAAGCAACCAAACTGTCCATTCCCAGGTCTAGACGCTAACGGCAATGCAGAAACTCCCAACCAGGGTAAATCCATGGTTGCTGCACAGTTTACCATTGTTTCATTCAACGGAACTGGATATAAGATCATTAACGATGGATATACCCAGTTGGTTTCGGTCTTCGTTCTGTTTGCTAAAGACGGTGTTGTTGCAGAATCGGGTGGATATGCTTCCATCACTAACTCTGCTACTAACTTCGGTATCTATGCTCTGAGAGCAACTGGTTACAGAGAAGAAGCATATTCGTTCGACATTGGAACGGTTGTAAGCACAAACATTACTCCAAACGGTAGCACAATTCTTCGTGTTGGTGGTCTTGGAAGAGAACCTCTTGAGCACTATGTTGTAAAATTTGCAGACTTTGAAAACCAAGATCCAAACATTGAGTATTTTGTTGATAGTGTAAGTTCCGTAACTGTTGGTCCTCCTTTCACAGCATCTCTCTCACTGAACGCTCCTATTCTTATTCAGGATAAAGCAACACAAACTCCAGTTCTTAACGTAGATGATGCCACAATGGTTGGCACACAAGTCAGACTTCACAGACCATCAATCGTTAACTCGTCTTCACATACGTGGGAATATGCTGGTTCTGGAACAGACTATAATGCTCTACCAGAAAACGGTGGAACTAAGATTGATGGATACGAACAGGTTTCCGAAAACTATGGTCGTGTTTATGTTTCTGGAACTGACGAACTTGGAGACTTTAAGGTTGGAACGTTCGCAAAAATTGAAAACAGAACTGGTAACATTACCTTCACTGGAACGGTTTCGATCTCTGAGGTTGAATTCCTCAAACTGAAAGGAGGTGACGTTGTTGTTACTGGTTTCTCTGCTGCCAATGACCTTGGTGGAGCATTCTCCAGCAACTCATTGATTTCAACTCAGAAGGCAGTCAAGGATTACATTGGAAACAACCTTGGTCCCTATCTAAACAAACCATATTCAACTAGCGCAGTTCCTAGAGCACTGGTTGAACTTACCGATAGTGGTAAGATCTCTCTAGACCAGATCCCAGCACTAAGACCATTTAGCATCTATACGGTTGCTGATGAAGCAGAAAGACTTGCTCTAGAAGGTCCACTTGCAGGTGATATCGCAATTCAAGGTGATACTAACACATCATACATTCTAGAAAATGATCTAACAAGTTCTTATCTCGGAATTAATGTTGATCCTACTCTTGTATTTACTAATGGTCAACTTATAACAGGTAGTGTTACTGGAGGTATTCAACAAGTTACTGATTATGTTGAAGGTGTAGTATACGAAATTCAAATTGTAGATGGTGGTTCTGGATACACTTCTGCTCCAACAGTAAGTATTGCAGCTCCTGCCTCAGGAACTACGGCGACAGCAACAGCAACTATCGCTGATGGAAAAGTAATTCTTATTACTATCACAGAGAATGCTGGATATGTTGGTGGTCAAGGTTATACAACGGCACCAGGAATTAGCTTCAGTGCTCCTGGAGCTGGTGGAACAACTGCTTCTGCAAACGCACTTATTGAATCTCGTGTTTATGCAAATATTGTCAACAATATTAAGATTGAAGATACAGATTTTATTGACGATCACGCCCCAACTCCAAATACAGTAAATGTTCTACGTGTTGTCAATACTTCAGCACAAGATGTTGATAACTGGGTTTCTCTATCTACAACATCAGTTGCTGTTAATAATATCACTGGTCCTGGCAAGATGTCTACGACATTGCTTGGCGATGGAGCTGCATCTTCCTTCACATTCCTTGCTGGTGATCAAACATATAAACCAGTAACCCAGACCATCAAAGCACTAGAAAATCGTTACTTCCTCAAGACGATTTCTGCTTCAAATACTCCTTCACAACAATTGGTTTTCAATGCTGATAGTCAATTGCTGATTGGTCATGAAGTCATTGGTTCATATTTTGCAGAAGATACGACAATTTCCCAGATTGTTGTATCGGAAGGTGAGGCTACGATTACATTAAGTCAACCAATCCAAACCTCCGTTCCTTCTGGAGTGCCAATTGAGTTTATTAGACCAGATTCACCTCTGGTGTTTGATGCTTCAAACGTAAAAATAAATTACATTGATAAGATTGTAATTGCTAATCCTGGAAATGGATACACTGATGGTGAATATTTTGGTGTTGATGTTTCTTCTGGTGGGGTTGGAACAGACTGTTTCGCTAACATCGTCGTTGCCAATGGTGGTATTACCAGCGTTATCGTAACAGATGGTGGAACAAACTTTACTGATGATTACACAATTTCTCCAAACCCCACTATTCTTGGCACTGGTAACGGTCTCGTTCTTGCAGCTAAAGTTGCCAACTCGGTTAAAAACAGTGGCATTATTGGAATGGACATCAGAAGAGTTGATGATAAAACTCTTGACGCTGATCCATATGGTAATGCTGGTATTGTTCGCTTCCTCAAGTCCGACACAGCAACTGGAAGAATTGGTCAGTTTAGATTTGTTTCTGGTGGTGGTGTTTACATTGACCAGGGACCAGAATCTGGATTTGATGCTGACAAACTAGATGGTCAGCATGGTAACTACTACCTAGATGGTCAATACTTCATTGATTCTAGTATTGGACCCTCAAAACTTGGTAGTGGTACTTACAGCATCTCTATCAGTGGTCAGTCTGGTAACACAATTCGCCTGAATACTCAGACATTAAACTCTGGAAACAGCGGATTGCCAAATACATTTAATGTTGGTATTACATCTGCTTGGAAAACTAATTTATCAGATGGTTTGGCAGATCCAACTAGACCAGATGATCCAGACAGCGGATATCATGGTGTTATCACTTTCCGTCAGTTTGGAGATACTGCTAATGATGATACTGGTGGTGGTGTAAGACAGTTAGCGTTTACCGATAAAAATAATCTTTGGTTACGTGGATCTGGAGCAGGTGTTTCAGAATGGTCTGACTGGAGAATACTTTGGTCCGATGGTAATGATGGCGCTGGATCTGGTCTAGACGCTGATATTCTTGATGGTAAGCAAGGAACTTGGTATCAGAATGGAAGAAATATCAATTTCGGAAGAGTTGGTGCTTCTCACATGCCAGAGTTGTTTGACAACACTCACATCTATGAAACACTAAGTGTTAAGAACTATTCAGGAAACTCCATCTTTGATGTTTATGTTTCTGGACAAGTCTTAAACACTTTCCCATTCCAAATCAACGAAACAATCAACCTATATGATAGTGATTCACAGGGCGTTGGAACTGTATATGTCCTTAATGTAATTACAGATGACACTAATACAGATCCAACAGAACACTATACCATCCTAAGAGTAAGACTTGATAACGGTGGATTTGGTGCTTCTGGTGCTATCAGAATTGGAACCGCTTCAATCAACGTTCCATTTGATGACTACACACCAGCAACTCTAACAACTTACGAGTTAGCATCACTGACTGGTAGTGGTGGTCAAGCTGCACTAACCCTTGGTGCTTCTGGTGTATCTGGTTCTCCAGAGATCTTGTTCAGATCAAGTGGTAATGATAATGCATTTGATGTTTCAATTACTGCCACTGGTGGTGGAACAACAGGAAATCCTGGTCAGGGAGCACTGAATATCAATGCTGCTGGTCCAAACAGTCTCACACTAAACAATAACAAAGTTTGGAACGAAGGTAATGTTACCTTTGAAGTTGGACTATCTGGTGGAACTTACAACAGTGGCGTTGCAAACGGAACCGCTGTAATCAGAGACGGTAGCGGTAACTTTGCTGCTAACAACATTACTGCATCTCTAACTGGTGCTGCTTCTCTGAACGTCCTGAAGTCGGGCGATACCATGACTGGTAACCTGACTGTTGGTTCCACTGCTACTGGTGCTGGTAGATTTGTTCGTGTCCTAACGAATGATGCCAACAACGCTGGTTTTGAAGCATATGGCAATTCACAGGGAACTGGTTATCTCTATGTTGGCCAGTCAGCATCTTATGGTGGTGGTCTTGCATACAATGGTGATGGTTCACCTGCATTCTCTTCTGGTGAACTTTCCGATAGAATTGCATTCTATAGAAAAGATAACGGAACTAATACGGTAGTATTCCAATATCCATATAATTCCAATACAGTTACATTTACTGGAATAATTGAATCGCCAAATGCTGTATTCAATGGTGGAACTCAACAAGGAGCAAACGATGCTACGGTATACATCACAGCAACCAACAACAATGATTGGGGTCTGATTGTTGACAAATATAATGGTAGCGCGAATGAATATGGTCTTAAAGTTGATGTTGGATCTGGAGCAACCTACGCTATACAAGTTAGAGGTAATGACTCTGAGACATTTAGAGTTAATGGTGCTGGTGGAATTTTTGGAACACAACTAACACTTGGTTCTGGTGATATTGCAAGTGCAAGAAATGTAACTCTAACTGGTAGCATTTCTCTGACTGCTAATAGCACGAGAATTACTCAAACTTCTACATCCACTTGGAGTGGTGACGCTGGATCTGGATTTGGTAAACTTGAGTATCACTCAAACAGATGGTATATCAACGCTGGTTCTAACAGCACCGAGGTTGTAAGATTTAGAAGAGGTGGAAGCGATGTTGGTTACATGGATAACAGTGGTAACCTATATCTTGGTTCTTCTAATACAGCAACTCTGACTGCTGGTGTTGCAAGACTAACTGGTAACAGTGATGGTATCATGATGACTGGAACTGCTCCAACTATCACATTTAGAGATACCAACCATAGAACAGGATACATTCATGTCAATTCCAACTTGATGTATTTCTTATGCGGTGCTACAAATGCTTCTACGGGCGCATGGTCTCAAGTTGCTAATAGCAGATGGCCATTGTATCTCAACCTAACAAATAACCAAGCGGTATTTGGTGGAGATATTGATGCCAACACTGGTAACATTTATGCTAAGAGTTTCAGAACATATACTGCATCATTTGGAAGCACTTCTCTCGGAAATAACTCCAACAATAATAACAACGTTCTCTATGCTAATGGCGATCGTCAGTGGTTGGATACTTATGGTGTTGTCAAGGCAAACAGACAATCTATTGCCGAAAACCTCACAATTCCAACAACACTAAACGCATGTAGTTATGGTCCAATTACGGTTAACAATAACATCACCGTATATATTGGCAATGGTGGAACTTGGACAGTCATTTGATAATCTTAATAAATAGTCAATACGGAGTAACTAATAGTAATGAGCACTATACGAACTAATGCCGTCCAAACTGTAGATGGTAGACCGCTGTTGAATACAACGGGATCTATTGTCCAATGTGTTGTTGTGAGGACTGATACTAGAACTACATTTTCAGCGCCAAACTCTGGTAATGGAACTGTAATTTCACAGTTAAATTTGACCATCACCCCAAGAAATTCCGCTAACAGAATTATCTGTAAGTGGATGGTTAACGGCGAATTTAATAATGAAAACGCAGTATTCACTGTCTATCAGGATGGTAGTCTTATTACTCAAAGTGGAGCTCAAGGATATAACTCATATTCAAATTCAAGATGGACTGGTGCTGCTCCTTCAGTTTACGACAGAAACAATAGTTCAACTCCACAAAACACGGTAATTTTCTGGTCTGGAACTGCTGGTTCCACATCATCCAGATCTTATAGACCAGCTGTTAGAAGTTCTAACTCATCCAACAGAACGTTCTATTTAAATCGCTGTGTTGGTAGTGGCAACAATGGTCAAAACGCATATGAAATTACCGTATCAACTGGAGTTTGCTGGGAGATAGCACTATGAGTACGCTTAAAGTAAATTCTATTACAAATACGTCTAACAAAAAACTTTTGAACAATAGTGGAAATATTGTTCAAACTATTCATGCAAGAACAGATTCTAGAAATACATGGAGTGCTCCAAATAGTTATATTTTTACTCCAGTAACTTCTTTAACTCTAACTATTACGCCACAGCATCCTAATAATCTTATTGTTGTTCAACTATGTTTGGCTGGTGAAATTCATCACGACACAGTTTTAACAATTCTTCGTGACTATGGTAAAGATGAAAGTTTGCCATATGGAGTAGATGCAAACTCATTTCACAATTTTAACCCAAGACACTCTGGTATGGTTGCTGGTGATTATACTGGTGATGATAATAGTTCTACCCCAAGAAATTATTTCTTACAAGGAACATGGCAAGCAAACACTCTTTCCCAGATTAGATTTACCCCTGGAGTTAGAAGTTCCAACTCATCCAACAGAACGTTCTATCTAAATAGAACTCAGAGTTCTGCTGGGCAAAATAGTTATGAAATTTGCTATTCTTCCATGATTGCATTTGAGGTAACAAGAGGATAAAAATTATGTCACTAATTAAAACAAATACAATTCAAACCTTAGCAGGAAGAAATATCCTCACAAATGATGGACCAGTCATTCAGGTAAATACTGTAATGACGGAAAGAAAAAATTCACTTTCATCACCAAATAGTGGAGATGGAACTCCTTTGAGAGATCTTACTATTGGAATTACCCCAACTGCATCTTCCAGTAGACTTATTGTTGAGTTTATGATCATGGGAGAACTACACCAAGATAACGTTTGGTTAATTCATAGAAATGGTAGTCTCGTCACAACTGGTGGTGAGCAAGGTAGAAATTCCCAAAACAACAATAGATGGATGGGATATGCCTCTGGATGGTATGATAGAAACGAAAGTTCTACACCATCTTGCTGGTATCTGTTATATCACTGTATTGCTAATACAACTGGATATACTTATTTTTGTCCAGCTGTGAGAAGTTCTAGTACAGGTAACTATACGTTCTATCAAAACAGAACCGTAGGTTCTTGGGGTCAAGATAGTTATGAGACTGGTCTTTGCACTGCCACAATTTACGAAAGTATTAGACCATAATAAATATAAATAATACGCTGGAAGATTGAATTCAAAATGTTTAGAAGACTAACCCCACGTCCTGATCTCGCGGATACTTTACATGCGATGTATCCAGATGGAGCAATGTTTTCAATTGATGAAGACGGCAATGTTGAGTGGATGCCAGATAATGTCCACGCACAACCATCTAAAGAAGAGATTGAAGCTAAGCACGCTGAGTTGCTAGCAAAGTTTGATGCCGAGCAACTATACGTAAACCAAAGAATTGAAGCATATCCAGAATATCACGAGCAACTAGACATGCTCTTTCACCTTGGTTACGATGGTTGGAAAGCAGCAATTCAAGAAATTAAAGATCAGTTTCCAAAACCAGAATAAGAATTTAATTTTATCATGATTATAGTTGATAATTGGTATGATGACCCATATGTGGTCAGAGATCTTGCCCTGTCAAAATTTAAAAATGGTGATAACATACCAGGCGATAAAAAAAGAGATAATGGTTTTGAGATTTACCCAGGCAGAAGAACACAGGCATGTCTAAAAAATCTAATTGAAAATAAAGATAAAATGGAACGAAGTTTGGGTCGTTCCATAGATACAACCAAATGGGCATTTACATTAACAGTTGACAAAGAAGTATCATTTGATCTCCTCGAATTTGATCTAACAAATATGGAGATGAAAATAAAAGGAACAGATATATATCTAAATCCTTTTCTGCCAATGTCTAATGGATGTTTCCAGTATTGTGATGAAAATTCAAAAATGTGGATACATTCCGACGAAATGAATTCATTTGCAGGAGTTGTATACTTAACTCCAGATCCACCAGAAGGAACTGGAACTGGGTTTTTTAAACATAAAGAAACTGGAAAATTTTATAAAACTGATAAAGAACAATTATTCACGCCAGAACAAGCATCAAACTTTGATGAATGGGAGATGCTAGAATATTGTGAAAATGTTTTTAATAGATGTGTTATTTTCAATGCTAAACATTTTCACTCCGCAACTAAGTATTTTGGAACCACTCCAGAAAACTCAAGACTAACACAAGTATTTTTCTTTGATTTGTTATGATTACTAATATTTTTCAGATCCCGATCGGAAAATATTCCGTAGAAGATTGGGATACATTGAATAAGACATACGCACTTTCGCAGTATGCAAATTCTTTCATTGAGGAAATCAACAAAGATGGTAGAGATGGAGACAATCTCTATACAGATTTTCAAGCAAATGCAAAGTATAATAGCAGTCCTCAGTATCTACAGAATATGCTGAGTATTATTACACCAACTGCACAAAAATTCTTTGATGAAGTTCCTAAGATAATCCCAGAACTAGCAAGTGTTGATTGGACAGTAAGTGGAGCATGGTTTGAAAAGTTAACTAATAATCAGCTTCATGGAGTACACAATCACGGATCTCTTGGATTTAGTTGTGTCCTTTACGTTGACTTTGATGCAGAGAAGCACATTCCAACAACTTTTATTTCCCCACACGGAGATTATATTGGCGGTGTAACTCAAATGTTTTGCCCAGAAGATATCAAATCTGGTGACATTATATTTTTTCCTAGTATGCTAAATCACTATGCACCAAAAAATTTATCGGACGAAGAAAGAGTAATTTTCTCTTGTAATTTTGTTCCTATTCCTCAGCAGAGGTAGACTAAATAATTAAACACACCATTCACTGTGATAACTATGGACCCCACAACACTAAAGAAAAACTTTGAAGAGCAGATTGCTCAAACCGCAAAGCAAATTTCCGAACTGGAAACTAATCTAACAAAAGCAAAAGAATACAAACTAAAACTAGAAGGTGGTTTAGAAACTCTAGGTCTTCTTGAAGGAGACGGAGAAGAGGGTCAAGTATCACCAACTGAAGTAGTAGAATAAATACCAAATCCCTTCTTCCTAAATAGGTAAGAAGGGATTTTTTGTGTGTAATGGCATCTCCAAACTCAAGAGCTGATCTCATAACATATTGTAAGAGGCAGCTTGGTGAGCCTGTTTTACAAGTCAATATTGACGACGAACAGGTAAACAATGTTATTGACGATACCATTCAGTTCTTCCAAGAGAACTGCTACAATGGTATGGAGAGATGTTATCTCAGACATAACATGAATGCTGATGACACCACAAGATTTGCTGGTGAACTCACAACATCAAATGGCACTACTGATTGGGAAGAGGCAACAAATTACATTCCCATTCCAGACCATGTTGTTGGCATCACTAAAGTCTTTGGTCTAGTTAGCAACTCAATCCGTTCAAACCTTTTTGGTGTTGAGTATCAACTGTTCCTGAACGATTTGTATGCGTTTGGATCTCTTGATATCCTCAACTATTATATGACTAAGCAGTATCTAGAGACATTGGATATGGTCCTCAACAATGGATCATTCCAACAGTTTAGATACACAATGCGTCGTGATCGTTTGTATCTTGATATTGATAAAGACTTCCTCAAGGAAGGAAAATATCTACTGATCGAAGCACACAGGATGATTGATCCTAATGATGCTACTGAGATGTATAACGATATGTTTGTGAAGAAATACGCCACTGCTCTCATGAAGAAGCAGTGGGGTCAGAACCTAATCAAGTTCAATAATGTTCAATTGCCTGGTGGTATTACACTCAATGGTAGAGAACTATACACAGACGCACTAGCAGAAATTGAGAAAATCGAAAGCGAAGTTCTCAGCAAGTATGCTATTCCACCTATGGATATGATCGGATAAGATGCCTACTAGTCCTTACTTTCCAACATACTATCAGGGAGATTCTGGAGAGCAAAATCTCTACCAGGATCTAGTTGACGAGCAGATTAAATTGTTCGGAACAGATATCTATTATCTACCCAGAACTATGCTTCAAGATAATACTCTTGAAGAAGTAAGATACTCCAAGTATCAGGAGCAGTTTCAGATTGAAATGCTTCTACAGAATGTAACTGGATTTGCTGACGGTGCAGAGTTTGTCAGTAAGTTTGGTTTGAGAATTACAGACGAGGTTGTATTTCGTGTCTCAACTAGACGTTGGGATCAGGTAGTAGCAGCAGAGCAACCATCTCTAACCTATGACGGAAGACCTAATGAAGGAGACCTTCTTTACTTCCCACTTACACAAGATATCTACGAGATCAAGTTTGTAGAGAAAGAAAGTCCATTCTTCCAGTTTGGTAAGATCCAATTCTACACACTAACTTGTGAACTCTACGAACTCGGTAGTGATACCTTCGACACAGGCGTTGAGGAGATTGATGACATCGAACTACAATTTGGTGCCGCCATCAAACTTATCATGGATCCTGGTGGAGTTGGAAACTTTATCGTTGGAGAAGAAGTTGTTGGCGATGAGTTCCTCGCCAAAGCATCGGCAACAACAGATGGGGATGCTGTGGATAGCATTACCATCACTGACAGTGGACTACATTATAATTCTGCAATTCCACCCACAGTTACTATTTCAGGAGGAGGAGGAAGTGGAGCGACTGCTACAGCATCGGTCAGTTCAACTGGTCTTGTTACTGGCATCCTTATTACCAGTGGCGGTTCTGGTTACACATCTGCGCCTACAGTCACTATCGATTATTCACCAAAAGACAATAGAGCAGAAGTCAAGTCCTGGAATAGCACAACCCGTGCTTTGGAAGTCATTAATAGGACTGGAACCTTTACAACTGCTGAGGTAATTACTGGTCAAACTTCTGGTGCTAAGTGGTCACCTGAATCTTATGACACTCTAAATAATACGAGCACTACATACTACGCCCAGAATAGGGAGATCGAAGATAGTGCGGACGACATTATTGACTGGACTGAGGGCAACCCATTCGGTGAATATGGTAATCAAACAGGTAGCTTCTGATGTTAGGATCACATTTTTACAATCAAATCGTTCGCAAGAACATTATTGCGTTTGGAACGCTCTTCAATAATATTGAAATGAAGAGCACTGATCCCGACACAGGAGAAGTGCTAGAAGCACAGAAAGTTCCTCTTGCTTATGGACCTAAGCAAAAGTTTTTAGTTCGTCTTACAGACAACCAAACATCAAAGGTATCCATCACCCTTCCTCGAATTTATTTCGAGATGACTAGCATTGAATACGATTCTACCCGTAAGACATCACCAATTCAAAAATACAAAACGATCATTAATGATAATGGTTCTGAAGTCAGAGTTCAATATGTTCCTGTTCCTTATAACATAGGATTTGAACTAGGAATTATTGCTAAGTCTCAGGACGATGCTCTACAAATTCTAGAGCAGATCTTACCATACTTCCAACCATCTTTCAGCATCACTCTCAACATGATCCCTGACATGAATGAGAAGAGAGATGTTGCTATTGTATTGAACAATATCAGCAGCGAAGATGAGTGGGATGATAGTTTTATGCAGCGTAGGTATATTGCTTACACTCTGAACTTCACCGCTAAAACGTACCTCTACGGTCCTTACAGCACTTCCGATATCATCAGGAAGGCAATCATCCACGAAACAATTGGAGATCTTGCTGTCAACCGCAGAGTTATTACAAGAACTTACACACCAAAAGCAGTTACAGATATCAACGAAGATGGTGTCATTGATGTCAATGATGATGTCCTGGTTGATGCTGGTGATGATTTTGGATTTAATGAAGGAATTGAATTCTTATGAGCCTAGAAGAGAATATGGAAGATCTTTTGAATATCAGTGCTGAGGTTGTCGAAGAACCAAAGCCTGTCAAGAAAGAGCGTGAGAGCAACCAGGATGACCGCCAGAAGGATTACGAGTATACCAGGGGTGAGTTATACACACTCATAGACCAGGGTCAGGAGGCGGTCAGAGGTGCCTTAGAGGTCGCTCAGGAGAGCGGACACCCTAGAGCGTATGAAGTCGCTGTAGCGGCGATGAAACATGTCGCAGACATGACTGAGAAACTCCAAGATCTTCATAAGAAGATGAAGGATCTTGACGAAGAAAAGAAAGGACCATCCCGTGTCACCAACAATGCTATGTTTGTTGGTAGCACTACAGAGCTTCAGAAGATGCTGAAAGACATGGGGGGCGGCAAACGATAAATATCTCAGAGGTGTAATCTAGATGGCATACACAAGATACGATTACAATAATGTTATTGTGTCTCCTCAACCCGCTAGCACAACTGTCAATCAGTTTTCTGGCACTGAGGGTTGGAGCACTGTGACTTATAGTGATTGGAATGGTGATTATGTCGCACATGATTATTCTAATGCTACAAGAACTCCTGGCACATTCCAAGCTAGGAACTATGACAATACCACTAGAACACCAGCGGCGTATCAGCGCCACGATGTAGATAATAACGAGGTATTACTCTAATGGCGCAGTGGAATAAGGATACCCAAGATTTTAGGGCACAAGATACAACCAATTTCGAAGTAATCCAAGTTGCTGATCACTGGGGTGAGCAATCGGATTGGAGACCTCAATTTACTTCAAAGAGT